AAAAGTTGGAAAATTGATATTTATCATTTTTTCTATATAATAAAATGATAAAATTACTTTTTAATGTTAAATTTTAAAACGTTAGGTGTTCCGTCAATTTTCTCACTAAAATGCGAGTTTAATGTAAATGGTCTCTGGATCAGATGATAAGTGCCATCATCACTATCATAATCAACTGATGATACTTCATATTTTTGTGACATTATTCTTTTATTCAGTGGAATGATATCATTTACCAGTATTTCAACTGCATCGGATAAAAATGTCGTATTTTCTTCGTCCTTATATTTTTCCACGAGAGACTTGATTTCCTGTATTTTGGTATATAGAGTGATCTCATTTTGGTCTAGTATTGCTCTGTCGTCAACATTTTCTAGTAACTGTTGTATATCAGATTCAATGGTATTTTTCAACATAGTGTTACCATCAAGTTCTGAACTTATATCTTCAAACTCTGCCAAACCTTCTTCTTCGGTATTGTATCCAAATAATATGTTTAACTTTATCAGTATTATTTTTAGTTTTGTCTCTTCAATGATATAATTTATGTTATGTAGCATTTCATTTTTATCAACATTACCAGCTCGTTCAAGTTGGATGTCAAATTTGCAAGGTTTGGTTTTATCTCCGCAATCAGCTTTCAACATATTGCCATTATGTGAAAAGTTCATACCTACATTTCTTTTACATACAAGGCATGGACGCTTTACTTTTTTGAGTTCTTCACGTTTTTCTCTCTTAGTTAAGGAATCGTTATTGATAATCTTGATCTTTTTCTTTCTATAGTTGTCTTCGTATTGATGCTTCAAACGATAATATTCATTGAACGCCTCTAAATAATTTTGTTTTGCAGACTCGGACATTATATATATCTAATAACAAAATATATATAATTATACTAAATTATGATTAACCGGCAAATTAGTAAACATGTTACCGTTTGTTCTTTGATTTGCTAATTGTAATTTTTTGATTTGGATTAGAACATGCTGATATTCCCTTCTTTTCTTAGCTTCCTTTTCAATAGGTGTAAGTCTTCCCTTGTATTTGTAGAAAAGAAAACCACCTAATATTAAAAAGAACAATATAGCCAAGACAATGTTGTAGATCCTGCTAATATATAAGTTTTTTGTCTTGTTGCTATGCTGCAAAGCACCCTTTAAAAAAAATTTTACTTTTGATTCCACTAATCTAGGAGGTTGGTCCATTTACAATTAAGTGTTATAATAAAGAAAAATATTATACATATTATTTATAATGGTATTAACAACAATTAGAGAAGGTTTTGATAATAAAAAGGAAGAAAGTAAAGGTTCAAGTATATTTTTCTGGTTCAACATATTGACTTTAGTATATTTTGTCATACAATATTTCAACGCCAAAAACGATAACGAAAGTGGGGATTCCGCAGGACAAAAAACAACAATGATCTGGTCGGCGATATACTACCTACTCATAGGAATAATAATGTTTCAGCAGAACTACTCAATAATGGCTAAACGTTGCGGAAAAGCAGACTACCTCACAGTATTTTTAGCTACATTATTCCCATGGACTTTGATATTCGGCATAATTAATATCATCTTGGTCACAATGCCTGGATGGAAAGCGCCATTTTCTAACACATTTGGCTACTTGTTTGCAATGATTGCTGGTGTAGGACCGCTTACTATGCAATTATTCAAGGGTCAGATGTTGAAGAATCTTGATACTCAGCAAGAGAACACCTTGACTGCCGAACAAAAAACTTCTATTGAGGCAGTAAGTCATATATATAACGATCCTACGCTGATAATCAACGAAGTGACGCCAGAAAACTTTGATAACTTCTGGGACTCCATGATTACAGGAAATCTATTTAATAAAGACCTAGGTGGAGAGACAGGTGTTCAAGGACCATGTGATAGTTTAGAAGATTGCAAGAAGAGATTTAGGTCAATAATAGTAATGAAGGATCTGGTAGCAACATTCATATGGTACTGGTTAGCAGGTAATTTTACAATTTCACAAACGTCAAGTTACATTCAAGGATCTCAATGTGCCGTATCAGCTCAGGACATGTTAAAGATGGAGGAGATATATAAGAATCGTAAGAAGAATAAAGAGGCTCAAGATGCGGTGAATAATGCAGTAGAAGGTGGAAAGACAAGTAGTCCTGGTGGAACAGTGGTAGGAACAATTTAATAGATCATAGTAGGTGTGCTTAGATAATAATGAATTGAGACGTACGATAAGATTGCGATTACGATGCATATAAGCCACATGGGAACGACTGTCTTGTTACGATATCCTAGTCCGAACGATTTGAAAGTATCATCTTGGTTATAGATAAGTTGGGGCTTAAAGTAGTGTATGACGTAAATGATTAATAAAAACAATACTATAGCAGATGTAGTAATATGTTTTTTAATATACTGATGCAACATAATTATATATAATTCTATATAATTATCTTTCATAACTTAATTAATTAATTTATTGATCTCCATCGTTTTCTCCATAGTCATCATCTTCTGGTAAATGTGCTAAAGAATATTCATCTGCTTCTATTTCATGATTGTTGCGTTCACTCATCTCTAGATCTCCCATAAAGATATCTTTATTCATTTCACTAACAACACTTAGCTTATTCGCCTTCATTTCCAATTCTATGCGTTTTTCTATTGCAGCTAATTCTTCGTCGTATGTTTCCTTTACGTATTGCGTCAGTCCTTTTTGTAGACCTTTGCTCCATCTTTCTAATTTATGCTTTTTAAATAGATTGTCAATTTCACGTTCTTCATCGGTTAGATCATGTAAGAAGTCAGTTATTTCGTCTTTTTCCTTTTCTTTGGATCTAAGGACTCTTTCCATAATACTTTCATAGTTGTAGTTGATATGACTCTTCATGTTAATGAATATCTCAATGTATGAGATTAACAGATTGGCTACTCTTTCTTGCAATATGGATTTATCCCCTCGCCTGATCTCTACTTCTGATATTTCTCCAACAGCCTGTTCACGCGTTTCTAATAACGACAGGAGTCCATCATCTGTTCCTTCTTCCTCAATGCTCTTCATAATAATCGGCTGAGTCTCAAGATCAAATACGTCCGAGTTACTATATATGATATACTGATACAATGAGTTGTAGAAGTAGTATGTGAAGATATTATAGACAAGATCTTTTTCAAATATGCTTATCAGTCTGTCTTTACTATCAAGAACATCAGCGAGTAATGGTGTTTCTTGAGAAAGTTTCATATAACTCTTCATCACGTCAGGGAAATTCTTTAATAAGTCTTTTAAAGATGGAAGGTCATAGAATTGTAGCAACGGCTGATAGTAATTCCTTATTATGGATTTAACATTGCTCTCGTGGCGATCAGACAGTTTCCAATGACGAGGCACTTTCATAGCCTTGTAGTCTACTCTGTTGTCAATGATGTTTGGAAATATGTCTATCGTATCCCGAATTATGTTCTGCATGAAGTTAATTACATTGAACATCGTGCTATCCTCTGACTTGACAAAATTATCAGTTTTTACAGAACTCCATTGTGCAACATTCTCTATAAATTTCTCTATTTCTGCAAATTTGTTTTTGTGTATGCTGCTATGTTTAGATATGAATGAGATGATTTCAGTTTTAAGTGTATCATTACTGGTCATTAGGAAGTTTTTGAACTCTCTGACAGTGTTGTCTTCTTCTGCTTCCTTGCTTTGCTGACGCAGTTCAAATCTATCCAACATATTTATGAATAATGATATAAATTTACTATTGACTATACTCTCATCTTCGCTGGCATCAATTTTTGATAACAATTGTCTGAGCTTTTGAACAGGACTTACTACTTTGTTGTCAGTATTTACTTGAACTATGTTGTTTTTATTAATTACTTTCATGAGCTCAAACAGTGAATTTTCATCAAAATTCTTACCTTGTGATTTGAGCTGATCAATCTTTTCTTTAACACTGGAACCTACTGCGAATTCAGATGGTTTTTCCATACATATTCTTTGTAGTTCAGGATCGATAGGAAGATTATTATTGAACTTACAGTAAACAATGAATGCTCTGTATATGGTTTCTTCTGAGTATGCAATTGGTAGAGGTGGATATATGTTTCTAGTATCTAACGGACTGTAAAAATATGGTGCTTTAGTCATTTCTGTGACATCCCATAACATATTAGCGTATAATTCTGCAGTATTATTAAACTCAGATATTAAAGGACTTTTGTGTTTGAAATATGCTATGCTTGATACATTGTCATCTGCATTACAGCATGCATTCTCCAAGAAAGGCTCTTTATTAACGTTTGTGAGTAATGGTTCAGCTGTATTCATGATCCTTTGAATTTCTTGCTGTATGCCTAGTGAATAATACATAATCTTTGACTGGAGAGAAAATAACTGTTTCGTCTGTTTTGGATCACCTGTTCTTAGATTTGATCTCAAATCTTCTTCAAAGTTAGCAGCAACTGGTGTGATCTCTTTCAGGCGAATTTGAACAAGTGGTGGCATAAAATTGACCCATGTAGTAATATCGTGCTCTACTGGTATCTCTTCAGCCTTTTCAATTAATGCGTATGCTTGCTTTTCTTTGAATTTTTCTTGTATAAGTGGATCACCTACTATATACATGTCTATCATTTTTTCAGCCTTTTTGAACAAGCTCTTTTCATTTACCTTTTTTATAGAGTTCCATGGTTCAATAGAACTTTTTATTTTATTAGTCACACAGACAAGATATATGAGGCCGCTTTTATCGGAATTTCCGTTCATTGGGTATCCAGTAAATGATTTGACACATCCAGGGAAAACCTTCTTAGTTTTTACGGAAGGTATGCTCGTCTGTATGGCAACTAACATGTATGAAATGCATGCTACTATGAGTAGTGTGTGCTTGGCGTCAATATACTTGGGTTGTGCCTTTCCAGTCTTCTTTAAGATCTGTTCGGCTTTTTGCTCATATAGTTTCTGATTAGCTATCCCTTTATCTAAGACAACAAGTGTATTTCTAATAATAAATTCATGGTATGGCTGAATGTCAATGCCAATGAAGCCAGTAATAGCTTTTATGACACTCAGTGTTACTTGTGCATCCACGTTATCATAAGTCTTTTCTTTATCAGTTGATTCTAATACTGTATTTCCTAGATCTTCTTCCATTCTTTCTCTACTTACAAGTCTGTAACCAGACTCGTCATATCCTTCCTCCGTATCAAATTCAATCTTCCTGATGAAATATCCGCTATATTTATCAACAATAGCATCACCATCATCACTGATAGTTCCTCGCTCTGCACAGACGATTTCAAGTTGCCTTGAGTATTCAGCATAATTAGAAGAGTTTTGTTGCTGATTAAATGCGAGTGCAAGTGTATTGAAGTATGTTGGCAGCAACTTTGTATCTGTCACTGGACAATACAACCAGAACTGATCTTCTGAGTCTATAGCAGCTCTTGTGAATTGATTAACGAATCTAATAATATCGTTTTGCCTTTTAACAAAGTCGGCTTGTCCAAGTATGATATCTCTTAGTTCGGCGTATGGCGATGGCGTAATATCTTTTTCAACAACATTCAATCCTAGCTCATATTGTTTCTTTGAGTACATTATTTTTCTTGCATATTTGATACCCATGATTTTCGGCAAATTGTTATATTGACGGGAAACCTCGTATGTAAGAAGCCTCTTCAGTTCCTGTTGTGACATGCTGTATTGCATCTCAAATTCATCGAGCATATTCTTTATCGTTTTTTTCTCAATCTCTTTGATCGCTGTTGTGTCGTTTACACAATCGTTTTTAATTTGTAGACATTTGACTTTAGTATTACAGAATATGTTGTTATCATCACCTACGTCTGATAAGAAAGGTTCTGATATTGATGTATCTTTAACCCAATTTGTGTCTTCGCGTTTGTAGTATATTGTGTTATTCATATTATCTTCATCAAAATAACTGAGCACGGCATAATCACCATTCTCTACAAGCCTTTTCCCTTCAATCATTGCAAGGGCTTCGCGTCGGGCATCGTCTTCGGTCATCCCAATATTGTTCTGGAGCTTTTTGATTAAGAACGGTTCAAACTCAGCAGGTGGCATAGAGTTCATTTGCTTGTTGTATTCCTTTATGATATCATATCTGGTGTTATCATACTTTTTGTCAAAATATACAATTGGATTTCCATTATCTGATTCTAAGTCGTCTATGTCAACATATTTTTTAGCAAGAACATACTTTCTGCAGTCATCTTCAGACTTACCAGAATCTAAGTCTTTTGCTAAGTTTAGCTTCTCATCTTCAAGAGTCTTTGTGAAGTTAATGTTAACATTAAGATTAATGAGAGACTGTGCAATATTTGTCATGAATAATCTAGCTCCATCTGCACTGTAGAATTTTGCCAGTATCTCAGAAGACCCTAAGAACATACCTCTAGTGTGTTCAGCTTTTATCACAGATCGCATTATCTTGTATGCATTTAGAACTTCTTCCTCACTTGTAACACGCAGAAGGGTTAACAAAGGAGACATATAGGTTTTATTTCTGTAATTATACGAGGCAAGTAGATTATTGTTCTTCTGGTCGGTTACGAACTTCTTTTTGTATTCAATGAGTCTTTCGTCAATAAATTGACACATCTCGTTATACTGGTTGAATGTCAGATCATCATAGTATATCATAAATGGCTGCAGAACAGAGACGACATGATAAACAGATAATTCATTTTTAATATACTTTTGAAAAAGCTGGAACAGGACCTTAGTTTTAGGAACGATACTATCAAGATAGTTACTATACTTGTCACTCATAGAGACTTCTTCAATTTCGTTAACATAATTAGTGATCTCATTCAAATATGTCTCAGGTGTAAAATCTATCTCACTGTCAGAACTGACACTTACATTGTTCACAGACGTCATTTTATTGAGTAATAGCCAGTAATTGATGAACTTCATACTGTAATTGCATTTGTCCAGAATACTCGTATTTGGCAGGTTGACGTTTGAAAATCTGACTGCGGGCTCAGGAAGAGTAAGTATAGATTTTAGACAGAGTGTATCGGCAGGCGTTAGTTCCGCAACCTTGGTTGCCATGACACCTTTCATAATTTCAACCTCTTTGAGTTTTTCCAGACCTTCAACATATCTCTCCAAGACATATTGTTGACGCTTTACTATGTTGTTCTTCGCACCTGATGAGAAGAAATCGTCTTGATTGTCTACAACAGTAGTGATGTTTGCATTAACTCTTTTGGTTGTCAACTCGCTATCCTCAGACTGGGGTAGCGTAAAAGGAGTGAAATATGGCTGAAGGTTCTTTATTAGAAATTCATACTTATTCTCTCCATTAGGAATGTTATTACTCAAATATTGATCAACTATATTTGCTTCTGCAACTCTAGTTTCAGCTAAAGTAAGTGATAGTAGATCCGAGGCTTCATCGCTTTCAGTTGACTCTACATTGTAGAGTTTTCTCTTATTCTTTACTACTGGTAGTAACCAGTATAGTTCTTGGTCAAGTTTTGTTAGTGTGTTGACTAACGGTTTGTGCGTTGATCCTTTGACAATATGAGTGTTGATATTGCCATATTCGTCAAAATCAGAGAACTGGTGTCTGAGTTGCTTGAATCTTTGAATGGTGCTGTGTATGCTGTTTAGAAGGCTTTTTGTCCGTTTGTTATTTGGAACAGTAGATAGCATTTCATCCAGTAAATCATTAGTCTGATGCTCAATGCCAAAACGACGGTTTGATTCGTCTACATCCACGACCTGATTGATCTCGGCTAAATCTTGTCCGAGTTCCACCGTCTTAGCCTGCATAAGCATATTCTTTAGTTGCTGCTTGATATCAATCATAGGTTTGACCTCTTCTTCAGTATCGCCTTGTGCGATAGGGACTTCAACATCTACATCCGTTCCCTCTTCTTCTGCTTCGATGACAGATTCTTCAGGAACACTTGCTAGCATGTCAGGGTCAACTTCGGGCTTAAGTGTTTGAGACGGAGGATCACGGATATTGATTTTAGAAATAGGTAGATTGTTAGGAATGCCCTTATAACCAAAATCTAGATATATAGTTTTATTATCAGGATAAGTTTTGATTTCAATCATATCATTGTCAATGTCAGTTATTTGACCAGTTACTATGGTAGGTATGTCAGAGTCATCAAAATGGATATCAATCCAGTTGTTTGGTATTAGGTTGTTTTGGCGTGCATAACCTGGTTCGGTAGCTCTATCAAGTAGATCTATAGATGTGATAGATTCATCACTTATGTTTCCATCGTTGATATTCAAGTTCAAAACATTACCATCTTCAATATTTACTAGTTCCATCTTAGTAGAATCTATGTATTTCACTAAATACTGCTTATCATTAATAGCTTCATTTGTAGGTGCGATAAGCTCAATTATGTCACCTAATTCTAATGAAATATTAGTTTCTTCTTGTGAAGACATTATCTTATATTTATAGTAGAAATTAAAAATTAAAAAAAACTGTGTAAAGAAGTTAAAGGATATCCACTAGAGTATTATAATGACAGGATCTTACCATATTACTAAACATATTAATGTTGCAGGTGACACAGACGAAATCTCCCGTGATACTTTGAAAATGAAGGTATATCGCAAGAGATACATGGGAAAGAATAATGATATATATGATATCTATAGATACGATAAAAATGTTTTATCATTTGATAGTTACAACACTAGTGGTCTATTTAGGTCTTTGGTGGTGAAAAATGGAAAGATGTTGGTATTTGCCCCACCGAAGTCTATGACCTTTAGATCATTTACAGAGAAGTATCGTCATGATGATAGTAACTTGGTAGCAGAGAACTATGTAGAAGGAACCATGATCAATCTATTTTTTAACCCTAAGACCGATGCAAATGGAAAGGTTAAGATATGCGAGACTGCAGATATGATCACTGACGAAGACAATCCACAATGGACTTCTGATGAAGAAGGAGAGTGGGAGCTAGCAACGCGTAGCACGATAGGCGGCAATACGAGTTTTTATCAGGATGAAAAGGCCCCAACATTCCGAAAAATGTTCCTGGAGGCATGCATAGAAGCAAAGTTTGAGTTTGATGAATTGCCGAGGCATGATGATAACGGATGCAATTACAGCTATAGTTTCGTGCTACAACATCCCGACAATAGACTTGTATCTGTGATTGATAAACCACGACTCTTTTTAGTTGGTGTTTACTGTATTGATAATAAGAACGGAAAGGTTGACGAGGTAAGTATTGATGACGTTAAGAATTGGAAAAGCTTGTCTGAAACAGATGTGCAATATGCAGGTAAGTATAGTAAAGAGTGGTCATCTTATGATTCACTAATTGAAAAATTCAAGAATGGTGAAGAGTCATATGAGAAGGTGGGGCTCATCATCAAGAACATTGGAACAGGCGAGCGTTGTAAGTATAGGAACGAGGTTTACGAAGAAGTAAGATTCTTGAGAGGTAATCAACCAAAATTTCAATATCAGTATATCCTTCTTAGGGGCCAAGATCAAGTAAAGAAGTTTTTAAAGTATTATCCAGAAAAGAGGCAGGATTGCGAGCGATACCGCAAAATGATTCATCGTTACACTGAGACGCTTTACAGAAAATACTGTGAGTGTTACATCAAGAAACAAAAACCATTGATTGAATTTGAAGAGAACTACAGAACTAATATGTATTTGCTTCACAAGCTTTATTTAGATAAATACCGTGAGAACAAGGGACATATTGGCATGCCAGTAGTAATTAAATTTGTTAATTCTATGGAGGCATCACATCTCATGCATGTTCTTAACTATAATATAGAGAAACGTTACAAGACAATTAAGACGTCCGAGACACAACAAGCTATAGATAAAGAGGAGTCCAAAAGTGAGAAGGAAGATACAGGACTATAAAAAAATATAGACAAAATATATAGAAATGGGTAAGGTATTTTTCTTATCGGGATTTTTTTCATTTTTCTGGTCAGTTGTATTTTTAATATTAGGTAGGGTTTTTGATAACTTTATGCCACACTACATATCTACAGCTATTGCAAGTCTAGCTACTGCTACAGGAAACTTTTTTGTCCAGTTTTCGCTATTTACTAAGAACAGAATTTCCTTTAATCATGCATTTAAATATGCATGTTTGGCTGTAGCTGAAACATTCACAATTGCGTTAGTTGCACATGAAATAATTAAACGTAGGAAATACATAGATAAGAAGCTTCATGTCTTCATCAAGAATATAGAAAAAGAATGGAAACAGTATTTCAATACAATTGCGAGAACTATGGCAGGTTTGATTTGTTTTGTAATAGTATCATACCCATTAAGAAAATTATGGGTATTCCATTAAAAATTTATAATAATGATTTCTTAGTTATTATAAATTAAACAAGTGATTTTACATTCTTGAATACCTCTTCTGCTGCATTACATACTTGTATGCAATACTGCAGAGCAATCTCATTTTGTGTTGGCTCACTCTCATTGAATGCAATCCTGATGATGCTATAGTCATCATGTGGATGGTTCTTCTTAAAACCACAATATGAAAGAGGTTTTCCAGTGCCAAAGAAGTTAGTGAACAGAATGTATTCTAATACTTTTCCAAGAGTATAATCCTCGTTCTCAAGAACAATGTCAAATGAATTTTCCATTGTAGATTCGCTTTTGGTGACCTTTACCTTCCCTTGATCACATCCTTGTCTGAAGTTTGTAATCTTCAAGATCATAACATCACATGCCTTATGGACAAGCGTCCGGTTCTCAAATACACCCACACTTTCAACAATGAAATCAAAACTATCCTTGACAAATAGTCGCTTAGCCTGAAGAGTATACCAATTCTTTTTTTCTTTTGCAATTTCCTCTTCTTCAATATCGTTAGCCTTCATTTCCTTTGCCTTTTCGCTCCATGCAGCAGCGGCCTTATTATCGTCAACTGTGTTGCTGAAAGTGCAAGTGGATGCAACTGCAAAAGCCCCATCTTGTTTTGCGGTTGACGTTGTAAACTTGCATGTCATCTGTATGCTTTCACCAGAGAGTGTGGATGACATTGCAGGTCTAAGTCTTACAAATTCAATATAATCTGTGGTGATAGGATTGGGTGGAAATATCTTCTGGCTCTCGGAATCAGGTAAGAATTGATCAAGCTTAGTGTTGCGAATCTTGAAATCTTTCGTTGTAACAAGAATTGTATTGTCAGACGTATTAGTTTTATCAAGAACCATCTCATAGTCATCAAGGTTCACGCTGTCGTCAGTGATGTGAATCGGGACATTAGAAAGTCTGTGTTTAATGATCTCGTTGTTCAACCTAGTGGTGTTAGTGATAACATTAGCTTTATTCTCTTCATAAGGTGTAGTCTTAAAAACGATTGTAGGAATATCCGAGATTATAATACGGCGTATAGCATTTGCAATACTTACGTCAACGCCATTAAGTGTAAATTTGAGAAGACCGTCCTTTTCAGCGAGTGATACGATAGAGGGATCCATTTATATAATATATATACTGATAAATATTTAATCAATTTTATGAAAAATAAGTTAAACAAGATTATTTATATCTTAATAATGAGTAGTATTTTGTATTATAGTAATTTTTGTCAGCATTCTAAGAAAATAATAGGTGTTTTGTCTAAGTCAGAGATCCAACAAGAGATACACTTTATATGCATAGACAATCGCGAAAAAGGTCCAAAGGGAGAGACCATTATATTATTGGAAAACAATCAAAAAGTGATATTACATTCTAGTGTCACTAGAGTTCCAGCTTTGCTTCTTTTGAATCAGAATTATAAGGTATTATTTGGTGAAGAGATTCTCTCATATTTGAAACCGAAAGAAGAGGTTATAAACCAGGTAGCTACAAATAATAATGGTGAACCGTCAGCATTTGCACTTTCAAGTATGTCAGGTCCATGCGGTATAGTTTCGGATCAATATAGTTTCTTGGATCAGTCGTCCGAAGATCTCTCTGCGAAAGGGTCAGGTGGCGGACGTCAGATGCATAACTATGCAACATTGAATTATAGCGATAAGATTCAGACACCTGACGACAACTATACGCCAAATAAGATAGACGAAGGCGAAATAAATAAGTATCGTGAAGAGCGTGAGAAGGATGTAAACATGAAAAACACTCCAATGCCTAATGTAAAATTGAGCGACAGCTAATAAATTACTGTTATACACTAATTTATTAATTAAAATAGTTTAAAATAACAAGGTTGAATAGATATATGGAAAAAGCAACTATCCAACAAGGTTTTAATAATCATTTCAAGGAATTGATGAATGATATTGAAAATGTCTTACCGGATGATGTTGATGTAAAGACTGCAAAGAATACCATAACAGCTTTGATGAAAGTTAATCCAAAGATCGTAATTGGTGTGTGGTATAGAAGAATATTTATGATCTATAAGAAGAAAATAGAAGAAGGCGATATCTCATTTTTCTTGGAAAAAGACTACACAACAGATGTTCATCTAGGTGATAAAACGGATAAAGTAATGGATGGATTGAATCGTCTGAGAGGCCCGATTGTAAATTTAGGAACACATAATCACGAGAAAGCAATGAAATATCTACAAAATTTATCTAAATTATCAGAATTATATTTTGTGAACTAAGCTAATTAAATAATTCGTATTATATAATAATATAATGACCGAAGAATCCAAGGACATTACAATTCCTACAGAATTTGAGAAAATTTTGACAGATTTCGTGAAGGATTTGTTAATTACTTATCCAGAGTATAAGGATAGACTTCATAAAGATATAGTAAGTGTAGTGCTATCAAATGACAATGACGGTGAAGCATTAGAACGTGTATTTAAGCATTGTAGTAGCGTGTTTCCAGAGAGATTCTTTGATATCTTGTATCAAAAGGATGAGATTTTTGGAGATCCAGAAGTAAACACTGTATTTCTACCTGACTTAGAGTTCAAAGACTTATGGCTGGAAGACATTACAGATAAAACCAGAGAGACTATTTGGAAATATCTACAGCTTCTATTATTCACCACAGTTTCAGGAGTGAACTCAGGTGACTCGTTTGGCGATGCATCTAAGCTTTTTGAGGCGATAGATGAGGATGAACTGAAGAAGAAACTAGAGGAGACGGTTGGAAACATGCACAAGATGTTTGATATGAGCGGTGTAGATATGGACGGTGAAGATTTGTCAGGCGTTAATCTTGAGGATCTTCCAGATCCTGAAGAGTTGCATAGCCATATTACAGGTATGTTAGAAGGAAAGTTAGGAAAGCTTGCGAAGGACATAGCATCGGAGACGGCTGAGGATCTTAATATTAATATGGACGGTGTGGACTCAGTAAATGATGTATTCCAGAAGCTCTTTAAGAATCCGGGTAAACTTATGGGGCTGGTGGACAAGGTTGGAAAGCAGCTTGATAAGAGAATTAAGAGTGGTGAGATTAAAGAAAGCGAGTTGTTAGAGGAGGCAAATGATCTTATTTCAAAGATGAAAGATATGCCTGGAATGGGAGGAATGCAGAATATGATGAAGAATATGGGAATGCCAGGTGGAAAAATGAATATGGGTGCATTCCAGGCAGAAATGGACAAGAATATGAAGCATGCAAAGATGAAGGAGAGAATGCAACAAAAGTTAGCAAAGAAGCAAGAGACAGCATCTCAAGGAGTTCCGGTTCAAACTAGTAGGACATTCTCTACTGGTGAAAAGGTTGAGAAGTCAAAGATCAATCCTGATGAAGGAACTAACAAGAAGAAGAAGAAGAACAGAGGAAAGAAAAAGAGATAAACTTAATCGGTATAAAATAGTATAAAGATGTATAGGATATATCTTTATATATGCATATTCAAGCAGAAAGATTTACCATCTTTGTTAAAAGTCTATTTCAAGAATATTTTTTAAATAAGAAAGTATTAGATGTAGGATCAGGAGATATAAATGGTAATAATAGATTTTTGTTTAAAGATTGTCAATATAATGGTAATGATGTAATTCAGGCACCTAACGTAACAATAGTATCTAAAACCAAAGACTTGCCTTTTGAAAGCGGAACATTTGACACCATTATATCAACAGAATGTTTCGAACACGATCCTACGTATAAAGAATCCTTCTTGAAAATTTACGATATGTTAAAAGAAGATGGTTTATTCTGTTTTACATGTGCTTCAATAGGACGACCCGAACATGGTACCAGAAGGACGTCGCCGAACGACTCTTATGGTACAATAGGTTGTTTAGAGGATATGTCAGATTATTATAAAAATCTCACAGAAAACGATTTAAATGACGTCTTAAACTTAAATGAATTATTTTCTACATGGGATACATATTATAATAGCCATAGTAAGGATTTATATTTTGTAGGAATTAAAAAAGGCAGCCTACCAAGGATCTCTCCATTAAAAAGATTTACTGATACTGGTGTTATACACACATCAGACTGTATTCACTAACCGCAAAGAAATGTGAACGGCCCGCAGAATCTGCAATTGTAAGAATTCGTCTATATACATATACGATTCCTTATAACGAAGAATAATATGCACATAGTCCATACCTAAATTATTATCTTAATAATAATTTACCTCGTAGATTTATTTTTTAAATTAAGAATATATATATAATGAGTATTCCATTTTGGTTAAATAAGCCTGCCATATTATTAGATAGAGATCACATTACAGAGTTCTGGTGTAACAAAGATATGACATCTTCTCAAAAACTCAATGCTGTTACCAGACTTGTAATTGTTCTTACAGTTTTAGGGTATTTTATGACCCAGAATATAAATTTTTTGATTATGGGATTCATAACTTTAGGTATAATTATTGCTTTGTATTACCATTTTGCTACAAGAAGCAGAGTTAATAAACCGAAGAAGAATATACGTGAAGGATTTACCAACCCAAAAGAGTTTAAAGCTTTAGAAAACAATTTCACCAAGCCTACTATGAAGAATCCGTTGATGAATGTGTCTTTACCTGAGATCGGAGACGATCCGCAGAGAAAAAGCGCTGCTCCTGCATTCAATCCTGCAGTTGAAAAAGAAATTAACTCATCTACCAAAAGACAGATCAGAGCTATGCACAGAGATCAGCCAGATATAGACGAGAAACTTTTTAAGGATTTAGGAGATAATTTTAATTTTGAACAATCCATGAGACCATTCTATGCGACAGCCAATACTCAGATACCCAATGACCAAAAATCTTTTGCAGAATTCTGTTATGGAAATATGCCTTCATGTAAAGAAGGAAATGCATTCGCCTGTATGCAGAATAATGAAAGATATATTAAGATTTAAGGTATTATATTGTATTAGTAAATATTTTATATAATATAATATATATTATGGCAAAATATGTAAGTGATTATACATTCGATAATACATCACGAATTGGTGATGACGGTTGTGGACTCAGCCAGCGTAATTTGCAAAATGTCAGGAGTGGTAATTATTTATTGACCAACTTCTTTGAGCAAGAATGTGGCATGAAGAAACCTATTGAATTCGCTACCAGCCAACCGAATGTATTCTACTCCGGTTCTCAGCAGGTAGGTATTGGTGGCTGTAATATAGACGAAAACTCAGAGTTAAGAGATGGAGCCGGTATTACGCACGATAAGTGTAAACTGAGTCTGAATGCTCGTCCATACACGACCATTCCTTACTTAGGTAGAGGTGAAGGCAATCCCCTTGTTGAGTCACACTTGCAGCAAGG